CTTCATGTGACGAAGTAGTAGACGAATTAAGAGAACACTTCAAAGGTCAGATAGGAATGAGAATCATGCAAAGACCTCAATCTTCTACTGCATTCTTAGAGAAGTGGTCAGACGTAAAAGGTGATAGTGACGACAATCAAGTATCAGATAAAGAAGGTATTGATAGAACTGCAATGCAAGACTTTATGAAAAAACTATACATGGAAAACGTATGGTGGTTCTCTAAAACAAATAAAGATTTATTCTTACCTAATAGAAGACAATCACTGGAGAGTTTCTTTGGTTAATACACCACTATTTGACGAAGGGGTTTATTGTGTAGTAGACAATAACAAACTTGATATGTCAGGCATTCAAATTACTAAAGGAGAATGGGAAGGTGTTATCTATGTTTATGGTAAAGTAGAATTTGTAGAAGGTAAAAAACACTTAAATTTCCAAAGGGATATAGTCAAAGTTCCCGAAAATCATGACCTCGAAGAACTCCTAAATAATAACGAACTAAACAATCTCATGGGTGATATATTAGTCGAACTCATAGAAGAACAAGCGAGGAAAGAGAATGAACAAAGAGATTCTAAAGGAACAGATTAAAAGACACGAAGGTGAAGTCTTAGAAATATATGAAGACTCACTAGGATACTTAACTTTTGGTGTTGGACACTTAGTCAAAGAAGGTGACCCCGAATATGGTCAACCAGCTGGAACACCAGTCTCACAAGAAAGAGTAGACGAAGTTTACGAACTCGATTTTGAAAAACACGTAGAAGAAACAATTCATGTGTTTGAGTCAAAAGGAGGAGAAGACTTCTATGCACTTCCCGAAGATATACAACATGTTCTCATAAACATGACTTTCAATCTAGGAGGAACTAGATTTGGTAAGTTTAATAATATGTGGAAAGGTGTAATCGAAAATGATTGGGAAAAGGTTGCAGTCGAAATGGAAGACTCACGTTGGTTTAAACAAGTAGGAAGACGTTCAATAGAATTACAGGAGATTGTCAGAAGTGTCTAAAGTTAAATGTATTAGACTCGATACAGGAGAAGTGATTATCGGGTTTGTAAGTAAAACACTATTGGGTGATTATAAAATCGAAGAGGCTCAACTTTGTATTACAGACGTGCAAGACGGAAAATTTGAAGTAAAACTTGCACCATGGATTCCGTATGCAAAAGAATATAACTTTCTTATTAATAAAAATTTAGTGCAAACAGTCTTTGAACCAAGACCACAATTAGAAACAAACTTTAAGGTTGCAACTGGTAATAATAACCAAAGAGGTAAATAATGAAAGATATGACAAATGAAATTCTAAAAGGTGTTGTTGCTCATGCAGACGGACATATTGCAAAACACAAAGCAAACATTCTAGTTCAATGTAAAAATTCAGTAGGGGTTGCAGAACATGGTGACCATATTGAGACAATCGAAAAAGAACTAGAACAAATTGCACATTACGAAGATATAAAAGACGTAGTTAAAAAACATTTTTCAGAATATACAGACAGAACCACATTGACAGAATAGACCCTATTGTAGTATAATAACTACATGGATTTCTATACAAATGTTTGTCGGACTAGAGACAAGATTCTAGTCAAAGGTTATAAGAACGGAAAACAACAAAAACTTTCTGTATCTTATAGACCAAATCACTATATCCCTTCTAAGAAAGGGGAAACACCATTCAAAAGTTTAGACGGAAGACCACTGGAAGCAGTGAATCTAAACTCAATGGGTGGTGCAAGAAAGTTCAGAGAGAGATACAGTGGTGTCGAAGGATTCGAAATCCATGGATACGACAGATACATTTACACTTACATTGCAGATAAGTTTCAAGGTGATATAGAGTTTGACTTGAAACACATAAAGATTGCAACACTTGATATTGAGTGTGAGTGTGAAGACGGATTCCCCGAACCAATCTATGCAAACGAAAAGGTCAATGCAATTTCATTGAAACCAATTGGTAAAGATACACATGTCTTTGGTATCGGCCCTTGGGAACACAACAGAACAGACGTAGTTTATTACAACTGTAAAAATGAATCAGAACTATTACTCAAGTTTATCAAATACTGGAGAACAGAATCTTTTGATATCATTACAGGTTGGAATGTAAACTCATTCGATATTACATATCTATGTAATCGTATCGACAGAATACTTGGTGAGGGAGAACACAAGAAGCTTTCACCATGGAATCAATGTGACGTGAGAGAATTCCATTCGGGTTTTGGTCAGAAACAAATGATATTCAATCTATATGGTATCAATGTTCTTGACTATCTTGAACTGTATCGTAAACATACATTCGTAAATCAAGAATCCTACAAACTAGAAAACATTGCACAAGTAGAACTTGGAACTGGTAAACTAGATTACTCAGAGTATGGAAATCTACATACACTCTACAAACAGGACTATGCAAAATTCTTAGAATATAATGTCAAAGACGTTGTCCTTGTTGAAGAACTAGAAGAGAAACTAGGACTGATTGAATTGACTTGTGCAATGTCATACAATGCAAAGTGTAATTACAATGACACTTTTGGAATGGTGAAGTATTGGGAAACTATAATCTACAATCACCTCAAAGAACAAAACATACAAACACCACCACAAAGACTGAAGAGTGGTAATGATAAGACACACCAAATCGTTGGTGCATATGTCAAAGACCCAATAGTCGGTGGACATGATTGGGTAGTGTCATTCGACTTGAACTCACTGTATCCACATATCATTATGCAATACAATATCTCACCCGAGAAAATGATAAAGGGAAACAGACAAGATATCAATGTGGAGAGAATGTTAAACAAAGAATCAGACTTATCTTATGTGTATCAACAAGGTCATACAGTGTGTCCAAATGGTGTAATGTATTCTAAAGATAAACAAGGTTTCCTTCCCGAACTTATGGAACGACTCTATGACGAGAGAAAAGAGTGGAAGAAGAAAATGATTGGTTATCAGAAAGAACGAGAACTCTGTAAAGAAACTAAACGTAAGAAAGAACTTGATACACTTATCAAACGTGCATACAACAATCAACAGGTTCGTAAGATTGCACTTAACTCTGCATATGGAGCTCTTGCAAATCAATACTTTGCATTCTTTTCTATTGACCTTGCAGAGTCAATTACAACCAGTGGTCAGTTAATTATCAAGTGGTCAGAGAAAACTATCAATGAGTTCCTAAACAAAACACTTGAAACAGATAACGAAGACTATGTGATTGCAATGGATACTGATTCAGTCTATATCACTATGGACAAACTGGTTAAGAAAGTCTTACCCGAAGAAACAGACAAGACCAAGATTGTAGATTTCCTAAACAAATCCGAAGGAATGATTGAACAAGTTCTTGCAAAAGGATTCAAAGACCTTGCAGAATACACTAATGCATTCCAACAGAAAATGCAAATGGGGAGAGAAGTAATTGCAGACAGAGGTATTTGGACTGCAAAGAAAAGATACATTCTAAATGTATATGACAACGAAGGTGTAAGACTTGCAGAACCAAAACTTAAAATGATGGGTATCGAAACTGCAAAGTCTTCTACACCTCAATGGGTCAGAACAAAACTAACAGAAGCTTTAAAGGTGGTTATGAATGGAACTGAACAAGAACTATGGGAGTTCGTAGAGACTGCACGTAAAGAGTTCAGAAACCTTCCACCCGAAGAGGTTGCATTCCCAAGAGGTGTAAAGAATCTTGCACAATACTCTTGTCCAACAAACATTTACTCTAAGGGAACACCAATTCATGTTCGAGGTTCTCTACTACACAACAACTTATTGAAATCCAAGAACCTCGACATGAGATATGAAATGATTAAGAACTCAGATAAGATTCGTTTCTCATATCTCACAACACCAAACCCAATCAATGAGAATGTCATATCGTTTATCAGTTCACTTCCTAGGGAACTGGATTTACATAGATTCATTGATTATGATATGCAATTTGATAAAGCATTTACAGAACCATTAAAGAATATCGTAAACTTAATTAACTGGAATGTAGAACCAGTTGCAAGTTTAGATTCATTCTTTGGTTAGGAGATATTATGAAACACATGATACGTTGGATGAAGATTAATGCATTTATTAATCTATATCTCGGAATAATTTTAACATTCGTTTTGATTGCACTGGTAGTGGATATCACACTGGACAGTTATTGGCATTCAAATGACTTCAAAGATTTACTTTTAGGTAAAGATGTGGCACCTTCTGATTAGTATAAAGTTTTATGTGTATAGTGTATTGATTGCACATACATTGATAATGTTTTATATGTTCCCAATAATACCAATTGCAATAGGTTATATACTTCTTGCAGCCTCATTAGGTGGTTTTGGTTTGTATATTGCATATGATTACGATAAAACATTTACCCAATACAAGAAAACCCAAAATCCCATCGATTGGGACTTGTTTGACACTAAATACTCTAGGAGTTAGATTCTCAGTTGGAGGTCTAATAAAATTAATCCATATGGAGTAAACAATGAAAATAGCATACTTTGCTATTTTTGTGGGTATATTACTTCCTTCTTGTGCCTCAGTTGGAGCAGTTATTGAAGGTGGTAAACAGTTTACAACTGGTGTTGTCGATGGTGCAGTTCAAGGAACTCAAACATTGGTAAACGCAGTTGCAGATGATGTAGTCTCAGTTGGAACTCTAGCAGCTAATACTGCAACAGGTGTTGTTAACACTGTAGCAGACGAAGTTGATAGACAGACAGATGAACTACAAGAGGAAGAGAAAACTGAAAAAAAGTAGAGGAGGTCATTCCGACAGTTGTATTACTGGAGGCTATGATGCTCTATTGTTCAGAGTTCCCACAAAAATGTAGAACTAGAAGAGGGGACTAACTAGTCCCTTCTTTTTTATTATAAATAAGAGTAATGGCATATAGTAAACAAGTGATTGAGAGATTTGAAGGTGTTTTAAATTCACCCGAACAATTCTCAGTCGGAAGATTCGACCCCAACGACCCGAATGTTGCAACAGGAATGACGGGTGCTCCCGCATGTGGTGACGTTATGAAACTTCAATTGAAACTAAATCCCGATACCAATGTTATAGAAGACGTAAAGTTTAAAACATATGGTTGTGGAAGTGCAATTGCAAGCTCAACTATGTTCGTTGAAATGTTAAAAGGTTTAACTATAGAAGAAGCCAAGGAAATTAAAGATAAGGATATTGCAGACGCATTAGAACTTCCACCTATAAAACTACACTGTTCAGTGTTAGCAGAAGATTCAATCAAACGTGCAATCCAAAACTGGGAAGAAAAATAATGTATGAGTATAAAGTAAGTGTTGTCAAAGTCGTAGATGGAGACACTATTGATGTGGATATCGATTTAGGTTTCGGTATGGTTTACAAAAAACAAAGAGTTAGAATGGTTGGAATTGACACGCCAGAATCTAGAACTAGAAATAAAGTAGAAAAACTATTCGGTAAAGCAAGTAAGAAACACCTTAAAAAACTACTAGAGGAGTGTGAAAGTGTATCACTTGTATCACATGATAAAGGTAAGTTTGGTAGAATCTTAGGAACACTCTATGCACATCATATAGAAGGTCACCCAGTATTTGGTCATAAAGTTGATATCAATAAACAAATGATTTTAGATTCACATGCAGTTCCATATAACGGAGAGAATAAAGATTTAGTTGAAGAACAGCACTTAGATAACAGACAAAGAGTTATGCACCAAGGTTATGTATCAGAAGAGGACATAGAGAAAGTATCATGATTATATCACCTATGGATTGTTTCTATATTTTAATGATTGGTGTAATCTTTGCATTTATCATACACTTAGAAGTCAAAGTATCTTCCCTACTTACTATGATGGAAGAACATGTCAGAATAGACGATAGACTTTGTGATATTTCAAAAAAATTAGATAAAACCCCCTAGACAATAACAGACTACATATGTATAATAGAGTTATACATTATGGAGAAGTGTTATGTCATTTATTAAAGACTTAGTTAAATCCTCGGGAAATGAATATGCAAATATCGTTTCAGACGGGGTTGCAGCTGGAGACGTAGATACCTTTGTTGATACAGGTTCTTATGTTTTCAATGCATTATTAAGTGGTTCACTATACGGTGGATTACCCTCAAACAAAATTACTGCAATCGCAGGAGAATCTGCAACTGGTAAAACATTCTTTGCATTAGGAATGGTCAAACAGTTCTTAGAAGATAATCCCGAATCTGCAGTTATCTATTTCGAATCTGAATCTGCAATCAGTAAACAAATGATTGAAGAAAGAGGAATTGATTCAAAAAGAATGGTTATCGTGCCTGTGGTGACTGTTCAAGAATTCAGAAAACAGGCAATATCCATACTTGATAAGTATCTTGAAACACCCAAGGATAAGAGACCACCTATGATGATGTGTCTTGACTCACTTGGAATGTTATCAACTACTAAAGAAATCGAGGACACTGCCGAGGGTAAAGAAACCCGAGACATGACTCGTGCTCAAGTTGTTAAAGGTGCATTCAGAGTTCTAACACTTAAGTTAGGACGTGCTGGTGTTCCTATGATTGTGACTAACCACACTTATGATGTGATTGGTTCTATGTTCCCTCAGAAAGAAATGGGTGGTGGAAGTGGTCTCAAATATGCAGCCTCTTCAATTATCTATCTTTCAAAGAAAAAAGAGAAGGAAGGAACCGAAGTCGTTGGTAATATAATTCATTGTAAGAATGCAAAATCTAGATTGACCGTAGAGAATAGAATCGTAGATGTCAGATTATCATATGATAAAGGACTCGACAGATACTATGGTCTTTTAGACCTTGCACTTGCAAGTGGAATCTTTGAGAAAAGTTCTACAAGAATAAAATTACCTAATGGTAAAACAGAGTTTGGTAAAACAATTAACAACAACCCCGAGAAATACTTTACAGAAGATGTAATGGAAAGACTCGAAACAGTAGTAGAAGGATACTTTAAATATGGAAACGAGAATAGAACAGACGATTCTGAAGAATCTGATTCAGAGTGAAGAGTTTGCACGAAAGTGTGTCCCATTCATTAAGTCAGAGTATTTTGCCGATACTGAAGAAAGAACTGTATTCAATGAAATACGTGAATACTTTCAGAAGTATACTAAACCACCAACTGTAGAAGCACTTCTCATAAACCTAGACAACAATACCTCATTGAATGAGAATATTGTTAGAGGTTCAAAAATTATAGTTGATAGGGTAGGTAAAGATAAGGAGACCACACCAAGTGAGTGGTTAGTGGAAGAAACGGAGAAATGGTGTAAGGATAGAGCAATCTATATTGCAGTCATGGATTCGATTGAAGTCATTGACAAGAAATCACAGAGGTCTACTGGTGAAATACCCGAGTTATTGAAAGACGCACTTTCCGTGTCCTTTGACACAAACATTGGACATGACGTGTTAGAAGATGCAGATGCAAGATTTGAATTCTATCATACGGAAGAAGAGAAGATTCCATTTGACTTAGAATACTTCAATAAGATTACCAAAGGTGGACTACCAAACAAAACACTTAACATTGTTCTTGCTGGAACTGGTGTTGGTAAATCATTGTTTATGTGTCACCAAGCTGCAAGTTGTCTTATGATGAACAAGAATGTTTTATACATTACACTTGAAATGTCAGAAGAAAGGATTGCAGAGAGAATCGATGCAAACACTATGAATGTTCCTATGAAAGAACTACCCGACTTGTCTAAGAAAATGTTTGACAAGAAAGTTGATAAACTAAAAAACAAAACTAAAGGTAAACTCATAGTAAAAGAATATCCAACTGCAACTGCACACGTAGGACACTTTAGACACCTATTACAAGAACTGGATATCAAGAAAGACTTTCAACCCGATATCATATTTGTAGATTATCTAAACATATGTGCTTCACATAGAGTAAGGCCTGGGCAAGGTGCAAACTCTTACACATTGGTGAAGAGTATTGCAGAAGAATTACGTGGACTTGCAGTAGAGTTTGACGTTCCATTGGTCAGTGCAACCCAAACAACAAGAAGTGGATTTGGTTCTACTGATATTGGACTCGAAGACACTTCAGAAAGTTTTGGTTTGCCTGCAACTGCAGACTTAATGTTTGCATTGATTACCAGTGACGAACTAGAAGAACTAGACCAACTCGTAGTGAAACAGTTAAAGAACAGATACAATGACCCTACAATCTTCAAAAGATTTGTAATCGGTATCGATAGAAGTAGAATGAAACTCTATGATTGTGAACAAGAAGCACAAGAAGAGTTATTCGATAGTGGCGATACATATAATGACGATACACCAGTGTTTGATAGAAACAGAGGTGCAGAGAAATTTAATGACTTTAAGGTCTAAAAACCCTATTGACTGATACCATAAATAATGATATACTGGTAAGTTGATTATGAAAAAGACCTTAAAAAGTCACGATGTGATAAACTCTATATCTGAAAAGATAGAGTTAAAGAAGGCTTTAAGACAGGCACGTTCCGATAAAGACAGAAAGGAAATTGATAAAATATCTAAAAAAATAACAAAAATAGACCAAAGATTATCGTCCTCACCCCTCTCTAAATCCTAAATAATAGTATAAAATCACGGAGATATTATGTCAAGAGCAGACGCAAAGACAAACCTACAACAACGAGTAGCTAATCTACAAGAAAAAATCAACTTTATGAATGGTGTAAATGGAACATATGATTTTTACAATCCTTCTACACTTGCAGAAGAGAATTGGACTGGAAATGGATATGAAGCATGGTTAACAGAATGGGAAGCATCAAATCCTACTTCTGTAGATAATGACCATTCATACCCTGCTAGTGAAGACGATTACACAAATGCCGACCATCACCAAAATATTGCAAGAGTTAAAGCTGATTTTTCAAGTGTTAAGACTGCTACATTATCAACACTAACCACAAATTTAACTGCAGTTCAAGCCGACCTTGACGATTTAATCGCAGGTGAAGAAGCTGGTGATATTGACCAAGTAGACCCAAGTTAATAAACAAAAAAATACCATAAATAGTAGTAATATCACCAAGAATGTGGTATAATTACTATTATGGGTGCAAAAAATCTACATTTAGAACACTTAGAAGACGAGATTATCAATCAAGGGATTGATGGTGGACGTGGTGCTATAAACTTTTTACAGGGTCTTAGAGACATGTTGAAAGGAAACTCTAATTCAAGTGTCAATATGACTGTTAAGTGGGACGGAGCTCCTGCTATCTTTTGTGGATTACACCCCGAAACCAATCAATTCTTTGTTGCAAAGAAATCACTCTTTAACAAAGAACCCAAATTTTACACTTCAGAATCAGAAATCAAAAAGGCAGACGAATTAAGTGGTGCATTGAAAGAAAAATTCTTAACTTCATTTCAGTGTTTATCTAAACTATCTTGGAATACAATCATGCAAGGTGATTTAATGTATACCAACGATAAGAAAATGCAGAAGATTGACGGACAGTCTTTTGTCACATTCCAACCTAATACAATCATGTATGCAGTCAATATAGAATCAGACTTGGGTAAAAAGATTGCAAACTCTAAAATGGGAATCGTATTTCACACCACCTATAGTGGTGGAACTATAGAAGACCTATCTGCAAGTTTTGGTGCAAACATATCCAAACTAGGAAACAATTCAGACGTATGGATTGACGATGCAACATATAAAGATGTCAGTGGTAAAGGTTCAATGACTGCAAAAGAAACACTTGCACTTACACAAGAACTATCCAAAACAGGTAAAGCCTTCCACGGAATCAAAAGAAAGGATTTAGATAAGTTCCAAAAAATACAGGAAGAGATAGGTAGAAAAGGTGCTGGTGCATCATACAAAACATATTGTAATACACTTATCAGAGGTGGTTCATACAAACCAACCTATGACGGATACATGAAACACTTTGAGAACTATTGGAGAGATAAAGTAGTTGGTAAAGTCAAAACAGAAAAAACAAAACAGATTAAAACAGAGATTGGTGAACAACTCTATAACGAACTAAGAAGTTTAAAGAAAATGATAACTAATCTTACTTCATTTATGGGACACTTGGTTGTTGCAAAACAAATGATTATAGAATCCCTAAATAGAGTAAAGAGTATCGGAACTTTTAAAAAGACTGCAAATGGTTTCGAGGTAGTTAACCCCGAAGGATATGTTGCAATCGATAGAACAGGTAGTGCAGTTAAACTCGTAGACAGAATGGAGTTTGCATTCAATAACTTCACTGCACAAAAAGCATGGGACAAGTAATGAAATCATTCAGTGCATTTTTAACAGAAGCAAAAGATAAAGGTGTAGTGTTTAGCTTCGGCCGATTTAACCCTCCAACAACAGGTCACGGGAAGTTAGTTGCAAAACTTAAGAAAGAATCAAAAGGTGATGATGTTCTATTATTCACTTCACACTCAAATGACAAGGTTAAAAATCCACTATCACACCGAGATAAAATCAAATACCTAAGAAATTTCTTTGGAAAGATTGTTGCAGATGTAAATGCAAGAACAGTATTTGAGATTGCAACAGAATTACATAAAAAGAAATACAAAAGAATATCAATGGTTGTTGGTTCAGATAGGATTAGAGAATTTGAAACACTACTAAACAAATACAATGGTGTAAAAGCACGACACGGATTCTATAAGTTTGACGAAATCAATGTCATATCTGCTGGTGAGAGAGACCCCGATGCAGATGATGTCAGTGGAATGTCTGCAAGTAAACTCAGAGGATATGCAGAGAAGGGTGACTTTGATAATTTCAAACTAGGTGTTCCAACAAAGAATAAAGGGTTGATTCAGAAACTATACAACGACATTCGTAAAGGAATGGGTATTGCAGAAGGAACACTACCACACTACATGACCGAAGATTTGATACAAGAAGGAGTCTATGACCCAGGCACCTTTAAAGCAGTTTTCCTAATGGGTGGGCCAGGCAGTGGTAAGTCAACAGTTGTGAAAAAACTAGGGTTAACTGCACTTGGTTTAAAAATGGTCAACACTGATAAAGCATTTGAGAACGGACTAAAGAAAGCAGGAATGTCACTTGACCTTAGAGGTGCAGACTTCGACAAGGTTGACCCAATCCGTGCAAAGGCAAAAAATATTACTGCAAAGAATATGGACAATTATATTGCTGGTAGACTTGGTATGATATTTGATACTACAAGTGCAAATGCTAACAAAATTAAACAATACAAAAAAATGTTAGAGACTCTCGGATACGAATACAAAATGGTATACGTTAGTGCAAGTTTAGATAATGCACAAAAAAGAAATGCAATGAGAGCAAGAAAACTCCCACCTCAAATTGTTCAGAAAGATTGGGACAATGCACAAAAAAACATTAAAGTATTTCAATCTCTGTTTGGAAGAGACTTCGTTGAAGTGACAAATGACGATGACCTTGCAACACTAGAGAAGAAAGCGAACAAACTCTATGCAAAACTATTGGGTTGGTCTACTTCATTTCCTAAAAACAAAATTGCAATGAAATGGAAATCTTACGAACTGAAGAAGAAGACTCTTGGGTATTCATCTATGAGAAGTAAAGATATGGTGAAAAAACCACCAACAGATAAACCAAGTCCGTTTGGGTCAAATTTAAAAACATTCAAAAGTAGAAAGACTGGTAAGAAAGTAGTAATTAAAAAGATATAAATAGTATTATGTTATTAGAAAAGTTAATAAGAGAAAAATTACGTAAGACCCAACAAGACAAAGAAGTTGAGGGCAAGAAAGGTTCTCAACCTAAGAAGTATTATGCTAAAGACGCAGACGGAGACGAAATGTCTCAGTCTACAAAAGATAAACGTGCAGACCACTTTAAGAATAATAAAGATAAAGAAGGTGAAGACGCATTCAAACCAGCACCAGGCGATAAGAATGCAGAAACAAAACCTTCACAACACACTAAGAAATATAAGAAAATGTTTGGAGAA